CAGGAGTATAAATAATACTAATCTAACTATACAAAGCCACCATTATAGGTTTGGTTAATTTGATGCTATATGTTATAGAGAATTCATATTATTTAATATTTTTAAGATAATTTTGCTATTCTAATCCAAGCTATAATAACTATCAATTGTAATATACAAACAGGTAATTGAATGTATATATTATGACTTATTAATACTATTGGACAAGTTATAAAAGGTATCATACCTATTATAAACTTATGTTTCATTAGGAATTTGTTAAATCTATTCATTTTGAGTGTTTTATAATAGGTTACAATACTATTTAAAGTATCATAACCTATTTTATTATATATTCTTTAATGCTTTTAAGCTGATATCAGCTTTAATTGATGCCCATTTTGCATCATTCTTTGTCATGCTTATAGTAAGCATTTCTTTTAGCATTTTAATACTATGTTCAACACTACGTGTATGAACAGGTAATTTTGTAGTTCTATTTATAATAGGTCTACCATTTTTAGTTGTTTTAATCATGATTTGTTGTTTTAGTTGTTAATAATAAGCTGAAATTAATTCAATTACTACTATTGTTACAAGTAAACTTGTAGCTAATAATATTTTTTTTAAATCTGTTGATAATGTTTTCATTGTTTTAATTGTTTTTAATGTTTGTTAATTGTTTCATAATAATCATTTGCTACTATACCTGCTACCCACCAACCTATAAATAAGTTATACATCATAAACCACATTGTGTTACCAATGCATTCTGAATAACTATAATGTTGTAAATCTTTATTAAAGAATATACAACCAATTGATGATAATAATAAGTAAAGTAACATATAAGCTACTATAAATACGATAATTGTTTTTGTTGTTTTCATGTTTTTTAGTTTTTAATTGTAAATAAATGTGTAAAGCCAAGCATTATTAGCTAAATAAGATTGAACCATTTCATAGTATAATTTCTCATAATCAGTCATAGTTCTTCATTTAAAGCGTTAATTTCTTGTTCAATGCTACTAATTAATTCCATTTGCATCTTTTCCCAATCAGGGTTACATTCAACGCAATCATTTAATTCTTCAATAGCTAATTGTAATTCATTGTTTAATTGCAATAATAATTCTTCGTTTGTCATGGTTTTATTTTTTAATTGTTAATAATTTCTAATTTAATTAAAGGGAAGTCTTTGGATTCGGTGGACAGCATACCTAGCAACCTTATTCAAGTGCAACTTAATCTTGTATTTCAACAAGTAGGTTAATCACGTTTATCAGCCATTAAACGTCTGTCTTTTTATACGGGAAGTCAAAGACTCCCCATAACTTTTACCCTTTAAGCGGCTGAACTTAAAAGTTGATTTTCATATATTACATAGTTTAAATTAACAAATAAACAGTTTCATTTGGGAATTATATCTGTTTATTCTAGATTTAGGTTTCTTACACCTTACCTATAATCAATTACTTGATTTCAAACCCTATAGGTAATATGGTTAATAAAAATACAGGCCTTACACCTGTTCGTAGGTTCCATGCTAAGCCAAGTTAATGGACAACCTATAAGTATGTTATCTCATAGCACAAGGTAGAGCTATTAGTATCATCAGAGTTTACTTTACAACACCATTGTTGCTGAGGTTCTGATATACTGCACTCACTTATCATTCCTTATGCTATGAGAATGTGTAAAATAATACAACAGATTACTCTGTAAAATAAGCAGTTTTTACAATAGTGATGCTTAGCACTTTGTTGCCGTGGTAGTTATATTACCACTAAGTTAATGTCTTGTAACTTATACAATGCAAACTACAATGAGTTTGTTTAATCTGTGGATTACTCCATATTACCAATATAACTGTTGTGTAAGTTGCACATAATTTTAATTTGCTAAACCAATACTTCTATTGGTATTATTATAACTCATGCATAAGTTATAACAGCTTGAAATTAAAACATTGTTTAATCAATCTAATACTTCTAACTGAATATAATTCATTAGAAAAATCAACAATATTTATAGTGTCATCTAATTCAGGATCAACAGCTATTTGTAAACATAATTCATTTATAGCTTTAGACTGTTGATTACTATATGCTAATTCAAGCATTTGTAACAATAGTTGTTTGTTCATGTTTTTAAGTTTTAAAACTAGTTAATAATTTATATTTTTATATGTTAATATTTACTAATGGCTATATATATTTACAGCAATAGCAAATTTGAATGATTCTAAAAATGGTTGAAAATAGAGTGGATGGATGTGCATCCCACTACCACTCACTTCCAAGCCATTTAACCCTTAAAACCATTAGTACCACGCATCTTTATGAGATACTAACCTTAAAAAGCTTATCAATAGGGCGATTGATACTAAAGCTGATAGGAAATCTAATAACATAATTTGAAATTTAAAATGATTAATAATAAGAAATTTAAATAATAAAAAGGGTACTACTGCATTTCTGCAGTAATACCGTATTATTAGGCAACATGTAACCACTTGCCCATAAACTCTTCCCCTGTAGATGGGTTAACCATAGGGTGCTCCACAACTTTGTACTTTGGGAACAACGCACTTTCAGGTATCATACTATCAACAGGTACTTGTTTAGTACCACTAATATAGTATGTCAATGTGCTAACCTTGTCGCCGAAGATTGCATCTCCTACAATAGTTTCACATTGCATTTTAGTAACAAACCCACCTTTTGAATTAGGGTTACTTTGGATAACTTTAAAATTTTTCATAATTTTTGTTTTTAGTTGTTAATTGATTTGCAGAGAAAAACCTTTTTTCCCCAAAACTTAGTAGGGGCTAAGAGTTGGGGGTGGCTCACGAAAAAATATACACAAAAAATTTTTCACAAAATAATACACACAAAAAATTTTAAAAAATTTTACAAAAAAAATTTTGGTATTAAAAAAATAGTTATATTTACTCTATGGATAATATTAATAATGAGGAACTTAAGTTTAGGTTAAGGGAGTTAAAGTTAATTGGCATCAATAGGATGATCCAAGATTTAGAGGTAATTGAAATAATTGAAACAATAGATATTAATAGTAATGAGCAATGATGAGTACCAACAAAAACAGTTTTTTATGAATGATGAAAGTAAGCACTTCTCTGAAAATGAGATTAAAGGTAGTATGATTATTAATGGCAGGAAGGTAATATACTTAAAGGAGGGTGTTAAAAGGAAGAGGTATAATGATAATCTAAATGGTGATGAGATACCACATATTAACCAGGAGTTAATAAACTTTGAGAGTTATGACTTTTTCTACAAAAAGATAATGGGGATAGATGATTTTGAAAATACATAATATAATAACATATATTATCTCTTTTTACTAGGATATATCATTAAAATATTGTATATTAGTATTATAAGCACAGTAACTTGCTGTATCATCCCTGAGGTATAAAGAAGTAAGGGATCAGACGTAGGGTTAATAGTTCAGATATATGAATGAAGTTGTCCCCTATAGCTTAGAAACAGACCTTTGATGTAAGGAATATAGATAGCTGGTACAATGGGTATAAAGTATCCCCCTGAATTAACAGGAATCAAGTAACCAGATTGTAGGTAACTACAAGGGCTCAATACTGATCTATTGAAATTACAAAGGTTAAAATCGGTTGATAGTAATATTAACTCAAGATGCCGAACAGGTTGAAAGGGGATTCTTATTTATAGATAATAAGGGTTGTTATATAATAAATTTGGTAGATATAATATTATATGTTATATTTACATTATGGAATACAACATACCTGTAGAAAGAAAAGATTATTATAAAGCCATATTGATGGTTATTAATTTTAACTTAAACCTATCTAATCTTGAAATGGATATACTTTCAATATTGTTGAATAATGGTTTAACTGTTGTTAATATTGATGCAAGGGATCTGTTAAGAAAAGAGTTAAATAAGGATAAGTTTATAACTAATAATTATATTAAAAGGTTAAGAGATAAAGGCGTTCTTTTAAGTAATGATAAGAATAAGGATTTAAGTATAAACCCTAATATACTTAGTATAATTAAGGATGGTAAAATAAGTTTTGAATTTGAAGTACATGAAGCTAACGAATTACAGGATAACTAATATTGAGAATATGGAAGAGTTTTTAAATAAGCTTTTTACAGGACTTAAGAGATACGAGAGATTAGATAAAGGATTTAAATTTAAATTAACTTATACTAAGGATACTATAGAACTTAAAACCTTTAATCAGAATGAGTCCATTAATTGATGAAGTACTTACTAAGTTAAAAGATAAACATGGACTTAGTAAAGTAGAGTTAGAAAGGATAATTGATTCAGAGTTTAAAGTACTTGAATTGAGTATTCAGAAAAGAAGTTTAAAAGAAGTAAGCCTAATATATTTAGGTAAGGTTAAACCCTCAAAATGGTTTGTACACAATTATGAAAAAGTGGTTAAGGAAACTAAGAGAGATTAAAGAAGGTTGGGTTAATGATGCATTCCCAACAAATGAAATACTTAAACTTGCAGATCAAAGAGCTGAAGCATGTGCTGGTTGTAACTTAAATGTTAATAATGTATGCTCATCTAATGTAAAAGATTACCCTACATCAGACTTTAATTATTACGAGGAAAAAAGAAGTAAGGATAAGTTGTATCCAGGTTGTGGATGCCCATTATCTAAAAAAACAAAGTCATTAAATTCAATATGCCCATTAAACAAATGGTAATATGAAGCATGAACTTGAAATCATATCAGATGTAATATCTAATAATAACAAGATTGTTAAAAAGGATATTATATATAAAAAAGTATTTGAAATGGACAATGCTGAAATAGAGCAATTTATTAGTCCTAAAGGAGCAATAATAAACAAGTATTGCACTTTAATAATAGGAGATAAATACTATAAGGTTAATAGTCCATATGAGGTAGTATCTAAACTAGTTAGGGCTACAGTAGTAAAAGGTTTTTACTCAAAATCTACTAGATATGATAAAGACTTTAAAAAATTACAACCCGGAAAAAGAAGAGTATGATGAAGGACTTCCTTACCCAGAACATTTGGAAAGTGAAGAAGATGATTCAGAAATAAACCATAGTCACATATATGATAATAGATCATTCAAAACCGTTAGAAGAAAAGAATTGTATAGAAAGGCATACGAAGCAAAACAAGTTCAGTTTAACTTCATGCCTATTAGAAAAAGAAAGAAGGATAAAGAATTTAGAATTGCAAGTTGCAGGGTTACAAGAAGCCGTAGCATTTTTTGCTAAGTGGTGGGATGAAACTCAAAAGCCAAACATCATTTTACCAGATAATTTAAATGAGGATGGTTCACCTAAATTAATATTGTAATGACGAAGATAATAGATCTAAAAGATGGTAAAATAATAATAGCACCAGAGTGTTTAGTTATAGAACCATTTAAATCAATATGGGAAAAGGATAAGAGTAAAGAAAAGATTGAAGCTGTTAAAGCAATTAAATACATATGGTATTATTCATCTTTTAAATCTCCATTCTTTCAATTAAGTGATGCAGATAGGCACAGATTAATTGTTGAGAATATATTGGAGGATAAAGGATTTAAACTAACTACCATAATAAAGGAGGGGATAAAAACATTTGAAGATATATTTACTACACCAGCAATGAAGTTATTTAGAGCTGCACAAGCAAGTATAGTTAACATGGAGTTATTCTTCTCAACAACAACATACAATGAGGATAATGTTACTAAAATACAGAAAGCTATTATTGATATGCCTAAGATGCAAGAAGCAGTGCAAAAAGCGTTGGATAATTGCATTAAAGAACAATCAACTGGAGATAGAGTAAGAGGTAATGCTACATTAGGATTATTTGAAAACAAGAATTAATGATAAACGATAATCCTTATATACCACACGTTGATACATTTACTAGTACTAAAGAGTTTAGTTACTTAGCTGAATTCTTTAATGAACAAGGGATGTACACTAACAAAGTACCAGGTACAATAGAGTACATGGATTTTTGGAAGAAGGTACATGATGATTGTGTATATGGAATAACAAATAGTGCAGGTATAACAATTACTGGAGCACATTTTTTTTATTTAAATTTTTGCCCAATATTAGGGCACAATGAAAAGACTGGCAAGAAATCTAAAATCTTTCCTAGGTTTGTAGATTTAGACTATGAGTTCTTTCACATGATTGAATACTGCAGATTAAATCAAAAATGTATGACTGCAGTTAAAGGTAGACGTCAAGGATGGTCATATAAAGCAGCTGCTGTATGTTCACATGAGTTTACATTCTACCCAGATAGTAGAGCTGTAATAGGCGCATTCTATTCTAACTTTAGTCAGAATACAATGAACATGGCTGTTGATAATCTTAACTTTTTAAATGCTAATACAGAATTTAGAAAGCAACGTAATCCAGATTTAAAAGATTATGTAATGGCTAGGTATCAAGCAGATATAGGTGGAGTTAAAGTATGGAAAGGTTATCAAAGTTCTGTAAAAGCTATTAGCTTTAAAGATAATCCAACTGCTGCCGTAGGTTTAAGTGCAAACTGGTTAATATTAGATGAAGCTGGTGTATTTAATAACATAGTAGATTCATACGGATATACTGAACCATTGATTAAAGATGGTAATATATACACAGGAGTAGCATTAGTATTTGGTAGTTCTGGTGACATGGATTCAGGTAGTAAATATTTTTATGAGATGTTTACAAATCCTGCAAAGTATAACATGTTAGAATTTGATAATCCTGACAACCCTGGCAATAAGATAGCATTCTTTAGTAGTGCTGCAAAAGGTAGGTGGGGTATATGCAGAGATCCTAAATCTCAATGGTATAAAAAGCCAATGGTTGATAGTGATGGTAACTCAAATATTGAAGCAGCTACTGATGATATATTATTTGAGAGAACTAGTAAAAAGAATAGTATGGATTCTAAAGCACTCCATAATATTACTACTCAGTTCCCATTGCATTGGAAAGAAGCATTCCTTAGAAATAAAGGTACAGTATTTGCATCAATAGAATTACTAGATTGGTTAGGTAAAGTAGAAACTACTGAATCTATTAATCAAGATAAGAAGAAAGGTGAGCTGTATTTTGATAGTGAAAGTAAAATAAAGTTTAGAATTAATCCAGATCTAATAGATATTACAAATTATCCTTTAGGTAAAGAAGAACCTAAAGAAGGTTGTGTAGTTTTATGGGAAGATCCAATAAATAATCCACCTTATGGTTTATATATTGCAGGATGCGATCCATATGATCAGGATAAAGCAACAACTAGTGAATCATTAGGTTCATTCTTTGTTTATAAAAGATTTATGAATAATGGACACACGTATGACCAAATTGTTGCAGAATTTACTGGAAGGCCTAATAGGGCGGATGATTTCTATGAAACTTGCAGAAGGCTTTGCATATACTATAATGCAAAGTGCTTATATGAAAACCAATTAAAAGGTTTAAAGATATATTTTGAACAAAAGAATAGTTTACACTATCTTTGTGAACAACCTGCAATAATAAAAGACATAGTTAAGAACTCAAATGTTAATCGTGGTTATGGTATACATATGAGTGAAGGCATAAAAGATCAATGTGAGATTTATGTAAAGCAATGGTTGTATGAAGAAAGGGAAGATATAGATGGGCAAAAGATTATGAACTTACATACAATAAAATCCATACCTTTACTAAAAGAACTAGTTGCATATGATAGGGAAGTTAATACGGATAGGGTAGTTGCATTTATGTTATGCATATTACAATCTAAAGAACTTCATAAATTGCATCTGGATAGTTCAACACCTCAAACACTGTTAGAGTTAGATCCATTTTTTACTCAAACATTGTTTAAGAAAAACACATACAAAATAACAAGAAATTAATTAATTAATAATATAGATAAATGTCTTTACCAATACAGAAATTACCTTTTAAGAAAAAAACAAAAGAGTGGGGAATTGATACTCTAAGTTACTATGAAAGGTTAACATATAGTTCAGGATCATCTAATCGTAATTCTAACTATGAAAAGAAAATCAATTATGATTTATTTAATGGTAAGTTTAATAAAGCAGACTTAGAATACGTTTGTAATCCATTAGGAACTCAAGATAATGAATACCCTGCAACATTACAACATTATGATATAGTATCTCCAGCATTTAATTTATTAATTGGTGAAGAATGTACTAGACCTGATAATTGTATAGTAATATCAGAGAGTCCTTTAGATATTACAAGGAAACAAGAAAATACTAAAGCTAAAATAATTGCAGCATTACAAGAACTATTAATAGGTGAGATTGATCCTAGTACAATAGATCCTAATAATCCTCCTCCAACTCCTGAAGAAATAATTAAGTATGAGAAATATAATATATCAGATATTATAGAATCTCAAGGTAATAAAATAATGAAACACCTTAAAAAGTATCTTAATACTAAAGAAGTATTTAAGAAAGGATGGAAGGATGTTTTATTAGCAGGTGAAGAAATCTATTGGGTTGGTATTACAAACAATGAAGAAGTTACATTTAGAAGATGTAATCCTTTAAATACTACAATTATACTAGATGGTGATACAGACTATGTAGATGATGCACAAGCTGTAGCTGAGGTAAGATTATTATCACCTTCATCAATAGTAGATGAGTTTGGTGCAGATTTATCACCAGCAGAAATACAACGACTAGAAGATTTATCTAGAAACATGGCTGGTAGTTATAACAACTATAACAATCAGTTTCAGTTTAACTTAGATATTGATAGAAACAATAATATTGGTGTAGTTGATACAGGTATAGCTAACTATAGTTCAACTAATACATCTGGTGGCCCTAACTCAAGATTAATACGTGTAGTTAGAGTTGAGTGGAAGTCATTTAAAAAATTATATCATTTAAAATATACTGATGAAGAAGGAATTGAAATTGAAAAGATAGTAGACGAATCTTTTGAATTATCAGTATTTAAACAAGCTTTTCCTGATGCTAAAACTGAAGAGTTTTGGATTAACGAAGTATGGGAAGGTGTTAAAGTAGGAACTGATATTTACGTAGGTATTAAGCCTAAGGAAAATCAAAGAAGAAGAATGGATAATCCATACTACTGCAAGTTAGGATATGTAGGATTGATTTACAATGCTACTAACTCTAAGGCAGTATCTTTAATGGATCGTTTAAAGCCTTATCAGTATTTATACAACATTATATCTTATAGATTAGAATTAGCATTTGCTAGTGATCAAGGTAAAATAATGTTAATGGATTTAGCACAAATACCTAGGTCAGAAGGTATAGATATTAATAAGTGGATGTATTACATGAAGGCTATGAAAATAGCATTTATTAATTCACATGAGGAAGGTAGAAAAGGTAGTATGATTGGTAAGGTTTCAAACTTTAACCAGTTTCAATCTATTGATATGTCATTGGCTAACACAATAAACCAATACATTTCTACACTAGAATACATTAAACAACAAACAGCATTTATATCAGGTGTAACACCTCAACGATTAGGTGCTATATCAAATCAAGAATTAGTAGGTAATGTTGAACGTAGTGTACAACAATCAGCAATGATTACTGAATACCTATTTGACTCACATGATGAAGTTAAACGTAGAGCATATGTTGCTTTAATTGAATGTGCTAAAATAGCTTATCGTAATGGTAAAAAAGTTCAGTATATCTTAGATGATATGGGATTAGATATTATTGATATTGCACAAGGTGATTTAGATAATACAGAATTCAATGTGTTTGTTTCAAGATCACAAAAAGATCGTCAAGTTCAAGAATCATTAAAACAATTAATGAGTGTTGCTTTACAATCTGATAAAGCTGATTTATCTACAATGATTGATAGTATGATTAATGATAGTCCTAGAGATATAGTTAGAACTATACAGAGAGGTGAAGAAGCTAAACAAGCTAGGGATAAAGCTGCTCAAGATCAACAAATGCAAATGCAACAACAGCAACTTGCTATACAAAAACAAATGCATGATGAACAATTAGCTGAAAAACAAAAAGATAGGGATTTACAACAATACATTGCTGATAGTGCTAATGAAACTAAAATTCAAACTGCAGAAATTAATGTTTATGCTAGGCAACAAGAATTAGACGCTAACATGAATGGAATTCCTGATCCTATGGAAATAGCTGCACAATCTTTAAAAGAGCGTGATATTGCATCTAAATCATTTATGGAGCAATCTAGATTAATGAATGATAAGGAAAAAGCTAATAGGCAAATGAACTTGAAAGAAAAGGAAATTCAATCTAAGCAAGAAATTGAAAATAAGAAATTGCAAATGATTAGGGAACAGAATAATAACCAAATTGAATTAGCTAATAAAAAAGCTAAGTTAGATAAGGAGATGATGGATAAGAAAATGCAATTGGAAAAACTAAAGTTACAAGCAAAAAACAAAAATAAATAATGGCTTTAATTCACGAGCTGCAACAAGTAATGTGGGTAATTACTCCCCATGGACATGGTATAGTATTGTTTTTAATGGACTATGGGCCACAGGAGAACACAGTATTTGTTGTAGCACTTGAAGAAAATGGCATTATAAAACATTACAATAGTAATGATGTTAGATTATGCAAAAACAATACTTTTAATATAAATAAAAATGTACTATAAATTACCAGTTAAGCAAAGATTAGAATACATGAATAGTTTTAGAAAAGCTAATCCACGTATGTCATATCATGATATGGTAAAAGATTATAATGAAACTTTTAAAAAATTTGATAATGGAGGAGTTGTTGATTCAAAACCTGAAAAAAATTATAAAGATAAAAAAGAATTAGAATTTTCTGATTATAGAAGACCAGGGCCTGTGGCTTCTGAAAATCCTAATGACTATTTTTGGGCAGCAAACTCTTTTAATTCACAATTAGAAGATGATGATTCTAGACCTAATTTTATGCCACAAATAAGCACGCTATTACCTAGTTCTCCTTCTCCAGATTTAAGAGATAGTTTTGTTAGAAAAAAAGATTTTGAAACTGCAAAAGAAAAAAACAAACAGCAACAAAAAAATGAAGAAGTTCCAAGATTTATAAACATTTCTAATAGCAAAAATACAATAAGTTTAAATCCAACAGCTACTACAACTTATGCAGTTGGTAAAGAACAAAATAGTATTGCTAACACTAATAATGAAGAATATTTAAGGCAAAAGTTTTTAGCTCAAAAAAATGCTGAAAAAGATTTAAGAATTGCTGATTTTTTATTAAAAACAACTTCTTATCTACCAGGTACAGCAGGTGTAATTGGAGGAGTAGCAAATGCAACTAAAAATATTGCAGAAGATGATTATAAAGGAGCTTTATCTGAAATTGTTTCAACATTTGCGCCTAAAGGAGAGTTAAAAGGTGCGGCAAAAATATATAGTTTTTATAATGATTTTATTAAGGATAAACCAGAAAAATCATATGGAACTACTCAATTTTATTCTGATGAAGATATAAAAAGAATTTTAGATAATAAAAATAAATCAATTACAAAACAATAATTATTATATTTGCACAAAATTAAAACAATGATTAATATAAATAAACAAATTGCAAAGCCAGCTGGTAAAAATATTAAAGCAGGTGAATTCTTTGGTAAGTTATTTCAGATTAGAGATCAAATACATCTTACCCATCTAAATGTATCAGGTATAGGTTCATATGCTGCCCATAAGGCTTTAAATGAGTTTTACGATGAGTTATTAGATCTATTAGATACTTTAATTGAATCGTATCAAGGTAAATATGATCTAGTAAACATTAGTATACCTGCATCTGAAAAAGTAGATCCTGTTATTGCATTAGAAGATTTAGTATCTTTAACTGATAGTGGAATGGCATACATCATGTTCAGAGAAACATGGATTCAAAATCAAATAGATGAAATAAGCACTTTAGCTTACCAAACATTATATAAACTTAAAAACTTAAAATAAAAATGGCTTTAGATATAGCAAAATTTAAAACTTCAACTGCAGGTAAGAATATTCTACTTTCAACTGAATGTGTAGATTATTTAAACTACAGGATTGAACAAGAAGAATATTCTTCACGTATATACTTATCAATGAGTATGTGGCTTAACAATAATGGATATGTTGGTGCTGCTGCACTATGGAAAAAATATTCAAATGAAGAATTAGTTCATTCAGATTGGTCAAGAGAATATTTATTAGCAATGGGTGTACAACCTGCAACTCCTGCTTTAAAAGCACCTAGTCAAACTTATACAGGTTTACCACAGATTATTAAGATGTCATATGACCATGAAATAACTGTTACTAAACAATGTAAAGATTTAGCAAGTGATGCTATGAAAAAAGGTGATCATATGCTTTATGAATTAGCGTTAAGATTTTTAAAGGAGCAAGTTGAGGAGCATGATAAAATGCAAAATTGGGTAGATCAATTAAATGCATTTGGAGAAGATAAAGTTGCTTTACGTTTATTAGATAATGAAATGAAAGAGTGGTAATCATGGCAAAACTTAAAGCTGGCTCTAAAGAATTAACAACAAAGGTGACTTATGGTAAAAGGAAAGTTGGTAAACACGCTAAAAGAACTGGCCCTAAGTGTAAAGCAATTAAAAAGTATAAAGGACAAGGAAGATAATTAACAACAAGGTAAAAAGTAAAAATATGGAAGCTGTACTAGATAAAGTAATAATTGAACCGTTTCAACCTGAAGAAAAAACTTCAGCTGGTATTATAATAGTTGATAGTGCTAAAGAAAAACCTTTAATGGGTAAAGTAATATGTGTTGGGCCTGGCAAATCTGATGAAAAGATGTACATTAAGCCAGGTCAAACAATATTGCATGGTAAACATGCAGGCGCTGAAATTAAAATTCAAGGTAAAACTTATGTAGTTTTGCGTCAAAGTGATATTTACGCAATACTATAAAAACACTAATGGCTATATAAATACAAATGGAATTTGGTAAAAACTATAAAAAGTATAACAATTAATATTATATTTACATTACAACAATGGCAAAAGAAAAAAGTAATTTAACAGATCCTTTTAAAGCATTCAATGTTTTAAAGGGTGGATTTGGTGTTGAAGATGCACCTACCAACGATATCCCTTCGGATATAAGTACAGATGATAATATTTTAGAAGAACCTGATCAGATTCAAGATGAGGAAAGATTAGCTGCAGGTGATGCTGCATTAGCTAAAGTAATTGAAAAAACTACTAAAAAGGAAAAGCCTGTAATTGAGGAAGAAGAGGAATTTGAAGCTCCTATTGATTCTCAAGAAGAATCTGAGGATAATGAACCTAGTAAGTCTAACGGAATTAGAGAATTCGCTAAATCTTTATATGAAAAAAACATTCTTGATTTTGATGATAGCGATGAAGATTTTACTGACGAAGAGGAAGGGTTGGAAAATCTAGTAAATAAAACTGTTGAAAACAGAATTAGTAAATGGTCAGAAAGTTTAGATCCAGACTTTGTAAAACTATTAGAGTTTACACAGAATGGTGGTAATCCTAGAGATTTTCTAAATATATATTATGGAGAACACTCATGGAGCAACTTTTCTTTAGATAATGAAAGTAATCAAAAGGCTGCAGTTGTAGAATCTTTAAGATTAGCTGGAGAATCTAATGAAGATATTGATGATATAGTTACTGAATGGAGTGACAATGGTACTTTAGAAAAACGTGCTAAGTCAGCTTTAAATAAGCTTCAGAAGTTTGAAGATGCTCAAAAAGAAGAGATTCTTAGAATTCAACAGGCTCAGAAAATTGAACAACAAAAGGCTCAAAAGGCTTATTGGGATACTTTCAAAGATGAGTTAATGAAGAAAGAAGATGTTAAAGGATTTAAATTAACCCCAAAAGTTAAGGAAAATCTTTGGAACTTTATGACTGCAGTAGATAGGAAAACAGGTAAAACTGCTTATCAACAAGCTGTAGATTCTGATAGAGAAGCTTCAATTCTATTTGCTTTACAAGCTATGAATAAGTTTGATGTAGGTAAATTAGAAAAACAAGTAGAAACTAAAGTAGCTAATAAGTACCATAACTTACTTAAAAACTATACTAAATCTAGTAAAGATAAAATTTCATCTGGTAGAACTGATGAAAGTTATGACGCAAATCCATTCCAAGGATTTAAAAATTTAAAATAAGGAATTTATAAACTAAAATAATAATAACTAAAATGATCTTAAATGACCTACAAATTTCGCAAGGTAATTGGCATACAGGCTTAACTCAAGCTACTCACCTTTCTACCTTCTTTTTGACAGAACCAGCAATGGCGTCAGAAGTTATCACTCGTGTGTATAACAAACAAAATGGTTACAAAAACGCATTATCATTTTTAACTACTGGTACAGGTCGTACTAAGGAGTTAGATAATATCGTTTACCGTTGGCCTTTAATGGGTGACTCTGAAAAGGCTGTGCCTATTTCAGTTGCACAATCAACTTATGGTGATGGTGGAAGTACTCCTGGTATTAACTTCACTACTTTCCGTGTTGGTTTACCTGAAAAATGGTTTACAATTGGTGACGTATTGGTATTAGATGATGCTCGTTACTCTGTACGTGTAATGGCTGAACCTTTCCAAGATGGTGCTGACTTTGTATACGAATTACAATTAGTTACTAAAGATCCTACAGCGTTTGTACCTCAAACTGTATTAGGAACTGGTAATGAATTATCTAAAGATTTTAATACTGTTGAACACGATCATTCACGTACTAGTGGAGATACTACTTATGCTACTCCATTCATGATGGAAAACTACATGAGTACTTTCCGTAAGATGTACGCTGTAACTGGTGCTGCTTCAAACAAAGTATTGAAAATTGGAATTATGGATCCTCAAGGTAAAGAAACTGCTTTTACTTGGGTGAAATATGCAGAATGGGAATTCTGGGCTCAGTGGATGGATGAAATGGAAAAAGCTTTAATTTATGGTAAGGGTAACGTTAGAACTAACGGTATGACTAACATGAAAGGTTCTTCTGGAAATCCTGTTTACATGGGTGCTGGTTTAGAAGAGCAAATTGCTCCTGCAAACAAACGTTACTATACTTCTTTAACTGAACAAGTATTACGTGACTTTATGGATGATTTATCATACAACGGTACTGAAGATGGAAATCGTGAGTACGTTGCATTATGTGGTCGTCAATTTATGAACTTATTTGACCAAGCTATGAAGCGTTCAGCTAGTAACTTTACATTAGTTGATAGCAAATTCATCACTGGTTCAGGTCAAGAATTAACTTTAGGTGCTCAGTTCAAAACTTACATCGGTTTAAATGGTGATAAGATTGTATTAAAAGAGTGTCCTTTGTATAACTCTGTAGTTCGTAACCGTACTTTACATCCTCAAACTGGTAAGCCAGCTGAGTCTTATAAAGCAACTTTCTTAAACTTTAAACAATACAATGGTGAATCTAACGTAATGAAAGTATACCATAAAGGTCGTGAAATGGCTTCAACTTATATTGAAGGATTAGCTTCTCCTTATGGAATGAAGAAAAACGGTACTTCATCATCACCAGTAGATGGATACGAATTCCATGTACTAAGTGAGTGTGGATTAATGTTAAAAGATCCTACAGATGCAGGTCAATTAATTCTAGACGTTGATAGCATCTCTTAATAATGATTAATATAAACTGGGGGTAGGCGCCCGCTTGCCCCCTTTTATTTAATTAAAAGTAAAAAGTAAAAAGTAAAAAGTATAACAACAATTAAAAAGTAAAACAACAATGGAATTTGATGGCCCAAGTACAGTCAAAATTAAAAGGATACCTAGAGCAGGTTATTTTGGAATTTCTTCATATGCAAAGTCAGTTACCACATTAGGTGCTCCATATGATAAGAAAGGTGGATTTAAAACAGGTTTAACAAAAAGTGAAGAGGAGCATTATGAAAAGCTTCTTAACCTTAAACAAGGTGATTTAAACAGACATAGTAAGTGGTGGAGTGATATATTCAATATTGAACATTCAATCCGACTACATAATACTAAAACCAATGAACTAGTACTAGATAACCCTATTAATCAGATTAAATATAAGGTTATGTTAGCCGCTGATAAAGTAGCTAATAGTGAGATTGAAAAGAATAACCCTAATGCTTTATTCTTTATTGATAATGAAGAAGCTAAAGCTAAGGCTGAACTTGAAACATTTAACTTTGAATACGAAGGTATGAAGTTAATAATGAAATGCTCTCCTGAAGAGAAAAGAGCCAATTTAAGGCTATTCGGTAAGGCAGGCATAGATTTAATGTCAGAAGATTCTGCAAGCTCTCAATTGTACTTAGAATTGAAAAGAGATCCTAAGAATTTCTTTAACATAATGACTGATGGTGATCTTAAAACTAAAGCATTTATTAAAGAATTAGAGGAGAAGAAGTTAATAAAAAGAATGGGTAATTACTATAAACATGGTGATGATACCATTGCAAATTCAACAGAAGAATGCGTAGAATTCTTTAAGAATCCTAAGAATCAATCTGTTAAATTAGTATTAGAAACAAGATTAAATAAACTTAATAAAGGTAAATAATGACGATTACAGAAATGCATCAATCTTTTAGGTTTGGGATGGATAAGTTAGATAACTTAAACTATCCAAACTTTAGACCTGAAGAAATTGATTTACTTCTTAATCAGGCGCAGGATAGGTTTGTAAAACAAAGATACGGTATAACTAATACTAAAAGAACTTCTTTTGAAGAAACTCAAAAAAGGACTGATGATTTAAAAGAATTAGTTAGAAGTGTTAATGTTGTAGGTAATGCAAAAATCTCTACAAATATTAATTCTAATGCAAGGTTTTTTACTTTACCACAAGATTATTGGTTTATAATACAAGAAAGAGTTGAACAACATTGTGATAAGTGTAATGATCACACAATAGGTTATACAGATCCTGATACAGGAATATCTTATAATAATTATCAGGTTAAATATGCTGAAGTAAGACCTATATCACATGTAGAATTTGATAAAGTATCTTTAGATGCATTTAAACAACCTGACTACTACAAAGTATTAAGGTTAATGTATGAAGATAAATCTGAATTAATTTGTTCACCTGTTTGCAATGTAGCAACTTATAAACTTAGGTATATTAAAAAGCCTTTAACAATGAGTTTAACTACTCCAACTAATTGTGAATTATCTCAGCACACTCATCAAGAGATTGTTGATGAAGCTATTAAAATTGCATTAGAAGGTATAGAAGCTAAACGTAATACAACATTTACTCCAATAATTGATAACCAAAAAGAATAAAAAATTATAAAATGGCTAAAATAACCAATATTAAACCAGCATATTTCTTAGGAAGTTTGTTGACAAATCCTAGAGTGCTAGGTGGAAAAGTGGCAGAAATGATTACTGCTATAACTGAAAAAACTGCTGTAACGCAATTAACATCTATTAGTACAGGTGTAACAATTAACACTCAATCAGGTGTAATATCAACTGTAGCTTTAACTACTGCAGCTGACACTGATGCAGGTTCATTTACTGTAACTAATTCAAAATGTTTCTCTGATTCAGTAGTATTATTAACTGTTGTAAACAGCGGTACAGGAGCTCCAGTTGCAACTGTAACTTCAGTATCTAATGGATCATTTGTTGTTAAAGTAAGAAACGTACATAGCGCTACAGCTTTTAACAGCTTATTGAAAATTAATTACTCAATTATCTAATTATAAAACTTAAAAATTAAAACAAAATGAATAACATTCACAGAGTGCAAAACACTTTCATCAGCGCAGACGCTGGTACAGCAATGCCTGCTGATAATTCGGCAATATCAGCTATTACGCCTGGTATGATTGGAATTTATGGTACAGATATGCTAGCTTTAAATCCAGCTGGTGTTGATACTATTACAACTCAACCTGCTATCTACATTGTAGAAGGTAAGTCTGAATATGTAAAACGTTCAATGAAAATTGCTGGTACAGCAGTTACTTCTTACAAAGCAGAATCTTATGCTCCTGCTAAAAGAAATGTGTGGACTATCGGTTATCAACGTGGTTATGTAAATACTGCTGGTGTAACTGTTGCTGCAAGTGGTTCAATTGAAGTTAACAATGACACTAACTATAACTTTACTATTCGTTTTAAAAATGATAAATGGTTATATTCACAACGTCCTGAGTTACTAAATGTAAATTTCCAATCACCAGCTTCTGCTACTCAATTAGGTTTAGCAACTACAATCGCTTCAACTATCAACAATAGTTCATGGAAAGCTGAAGTTGTAGCTATAGTAGTAGGTAATGGTACAGGTGTTTATGGTGTAACTGGTGCAACTGCATTTGGTGTTGAAATCACTGCAAAAGATGTAGATCAATTCTATAACACTACTTATACTCCTAACCAAGTATATTTCTCAGTACAAGTTAATGATGCTTCAGGATTTGGTACAACTACAACTTGTACATTAATCCAACCAATGGCTTATGGTTCAGGTACTTACAACCAAGTTTACACTATTGAGAATAAAGATTTAGCATACGAAGGTGCTATTAACAGAAGAATGTGGCCTATTCCAGTATTTGAATATGCTTCTACTTCAACTTACCTTCTTTCTGCTGCAATTACTCCAACTGTAACTGGTACTTCTGGTGAAGATACTGTTACATTTAGTGCAACTGTAGCTGCAATCATTAGACCAGGTGAGAAAGTTGAATTAGGCGGTGTTAATTATGAGATTAAATATTTCATATCTACTACTGTTGCTGTTTTAACTAGTCCACTTGTAGCTAACTTATCTACTGCTGCTGCTAAAGTACGTTTAAAATACGACTTAATAACTATTGAATTTAATGATTCTGTAACTACTCCAACTGGTGTTGTTGCAACTGCAAATAAATCAGTGTTAATCGCTGTACCTGCAATAACTGCTGGTGGTGCTTTTAACTCATTGTCAGCTGTAGGTCAAGATGCTAAAGATATTCTTGATGCTTGGATGACTAGTACTCCTGGTGCATTTGCAAACATTTCTATCTAGACTTTTTACCTTTGTTGTTACCCAGAGTTGTATAGCCATGTGCTGTGCAACTTTGGGTTTTTTTAAATCAAATAAATCATATTAAATGGCATTAGTATTAAACTTTAACGCTTGTCAAACTACAGGGTGTAGTGAATTAACATTTTCAGATCAAACTGGTGCATATAATGCAACAACTAATCCTACAGGGTATTATCCACCTCCAGGATTAGCTTCAGTAGTTTCAGCTACATTAGTAATAACTGCGCCAGATTTAGTTACTTACACGGTAAATTTGTTAACAACAACTTACTTTCCTAATTCTAATCCAAATTTTCAATATGTTATACCTGCTAGTCAAATAGGAGGAAGAACTAATATTGAAGATGGTCAATGGACATTTAAATACACAGTAACATACATCAATTTAGATGATGAGGAGCTAACTGTTTCAACTACTAAGTCTTATATTTTTACATGCAACTCAACTTGCTGTGTATCAAGATTAAAGGCTAAAATAAATGTAAGAGAATGTGATTCTTACAGAGAAAATAATAAGAATACTATGAACTTTTTAAAAGCTGAAGCTTTTTTAGAGTCTTTAAAATATGCTGCATTTTGTAATAATTTAACAGAGTATACTACTATAAAGAATATACTAGATAAATTATGTACAAATACTGGTTGTAAAACTTGCAGATAATTAAAAAAATCATTATATTAATACTATAAAATATTATAAAAATGTGCACAACTTGTAACGATGAAATAAATAATGGGTTAATTCCAACTGGTGCAACAGGTGCACAAGGCCCTATTGGCCCAGCTGGCCCTACAGGCCCTCAAGGCCCACAAGGTGATCCAGGCCCTTCAGGAACTCAAGAAAGAATTATATTTCAATCTTCATCTGCTGTAACAGAATTAAGCGGTGATTTAACTTCAGGAGTAAATACTTTTACAGGACTTGAAACTAACTTATTTAAAGATTCAACTAATAGAATTTATATATTGTGGTTAGATATGAATATAGATTCAGAAGATTCTCACAATTGTACTTTTTATTTTACAAAAAATGGTTCGCAAGTTGGGCCATCAAGAAGAGTTGATTTTGGAACATTTGGTCAAATTCATTTTAAAACTGGTTTAATTACATTTGCAAACACAGATGTAATTGGTTTAGTTATAAACACAACAAGTAGTACAGCAACAATAAGTGCTGCAGTATTACATAGTATATGGCAAGTATAAAATGACTCAAGAAGAATTAGATTTTTTAATAACAAAGTTAAAGTGCTGTTCTGCAAGTTTATCAATAGATATTGGTAATAACTTGGTGAATGGTGCTTGTGATGACTCTATTAAACTTATATTGCTTAATTCTTTTATAAAAGAGCTATTAAAATATAATTTACAAAACCCTATTAGTGGCGAAGTACCTGAAGATTTAAACACAATTAACTGTTTAACTACTGAAGAATTTGCTATAGTTGTACAAAACGCTAAAGATATTTGCGGCAAATGTGACTGCAATGATGATTAATAAAATTAAAATTAAAATAAAATGCCATTTAATTCAGATCAAACAAAAAGTATACTTTTAGATTTATTAAAGGTTACAAAAAAAGATAAGATTGCTATAGGTTATGAATTAGTATCTATTGATGATGTTGCACCATTTTCTTTAACAGTGCCAGATAATGCAAATTATGCTGAAATGCGTATTGAGTTTGGCGCAGGTGCTACTGGAATATCTGCAAGGTATTTACTGTTAGGAGATACAACACCTCCATCTTCAAACGATGGAATAGGATTAGCTGATTTAGATATATTTGACGTAAGCTCTTTAGAAAATCTAATTAATTTTAGAATAATAGCTACATCTGGAAATACTGCAAGATTATATGTTCAGTATTATAAATAAATATTAAAAATAACAATAAATTGTTTTTAATACTTAAATCTGAAACTTTATAATAATGAGTAATTTTTTAAAATATAAATACAGGTTATTTTCATCTAATCCAACTTCAGGATCATCTCCTGCTGGACTAGAAGCTAGAGTAACAAATTTAGAAAACAATGAATATAAGGTCACATATTACGAGATTATCACAGGAACAAGCGGCACCATCACTAAGCCTTCAACATCGACTATCAACGAAGGGGAATTTGGCTTGTCGGGTAACGCTATACTTTCAAAAGTTGACGGTGCAAATAAACCGACTTATGAAACGCCTTTAGATATATCTTTAAATCCAGTTACTGTATCATTAAATGCAACTACTGGTAATTACATAGCATCTAGTGCTTATACAGATGCATCAGTTGCTTTAATATATTCAATAACAATTAAAGCAGTTAATTACTCAAATCTTAATCAGTTTTATATAATAGAAACTGCACAACTTGATCCAGGTTTAGGAACTAATAGTTCTTCATTGGGATATCAAGATTTATTTTTATTAATGGGAGCATAATATGGCAAATGCATATAAAATATTAGGACAATCTAGTCCTTCAGCTACAACAGAAACAGATTTATATACTGTTCCTGCTTCTAGATCTGCTGTATGTAGTTCAATTTCTATATGTAATAGAGGTGGAACACAAACTACATTTAGAGTATCTATTTCTCAAGGTGGTGGATCTACAGCGAATAAAGATTATCTTTATTATGACGTTACATTAGCAGGCAATGATACATTTATTGCAACTATAGGTATATCTCTTGCAACAACAGATGTTGTAAGAGTATATTCAGGAAATGCTAGTCTTTCATTTCAATTATTTGGTACAGAATTAAGTTAATTTTATGCAAGGATATTCAGGATACAGTATATTTAGTAGTGAGGTTTCATATGCAAACTCTCCTAACGTAGATGCATTTGGTAGACTAAGAGTTAGTAATCCATTTACACTATTTGATTCAAGTCATAGATTTGATGATAATGAATTATGGTCAACAGCTACAGCTACTAGTGGTACTGCTGTATTTAATGCTAATCAAGGTCTTGTAGATTTAAACGTAACATCTGCATCAGGTTCTGAAGTACTTAGAGAAACTACAAAAGTGTTTTCTTATCAACCTGGCAAAAGCCTTCTTGTGCTTAACACGTTTGTAATGAGTGCTGCTAAAACAGGGCTTAGGCAAAGAGTAGGTTATTATGGAGCAGCAAATGGATATTATTTAGAACAAAATGATAGCACAGTAAGTTTTGTTGAAAGAAGTTCTGTTTCAGGAACATTAGTAAATACACCTGTTGCTCAATCAAGTTGGAATATAGATCCTTTAGACGGTTCAGGCCCTAGTGGAATTACACTTGATTTAACTAAATCTCAAATATTATTTATGGATTTAGAATGGTTAGGTGTAGGTACAGTTAGAATAGGATTTGTAATAAATGGTAATTTTTATGTTTGTCATAAATTTCATCACGCTAATTTAATTACATCTACATACATTACTACAGCTTCATTACCATTAAGATATGAAATAACAAATACAACTGCTACAAGTGGCGCAAGTACATTAAAACAAATATGCTCTACAGTATTATCTGAAGGTGGATATCAACTTAATGGATTACAACAAGCTGTTGGTATTCCTGTAACAACTCCAAAAACATTAACAGTTTCAGGAACATTTTATCCTGTAGTAAGTTTAAAACTTAAAACATCTCCTAGTCGCTTAGATGCTATAGTAATATGTACAGCAATTTCTATAATAGCAACTACTTCAGGAGACTATAACTGGCAAGTAATAGCAAGTGGAACTACAACAGCAGGTACTTGGGTTGATGCGCCTGGAGGTTCTTCTGTTCAATATAATATAACAGGAACTTCATTTACAGGAGGAAGAATACTTGCAAGTGGATTTTTTAGTGTGTCAAATCAAGGATCAACTCAAGTTGATATTCTTAAAGAAGCACTTTTTAAAACACAACTTGAAAGAAATGGATTAACGTCAACTCCATTTGAACTTACTATTGTAGTAGCTACTAGTGCAGGAGGTGGCGGAGGAGCTGTTCTTGCATCAATGGACTGGGAAGAAATAAGTAGATAAAAGATAAAATATGGCACAAGGAACAACAAAAGGAGTACCTATAGATACAGATGCAACTTTATCATTTGATAGTGATTTAGTTGTGCCTTCTCAAAAAGCTATTAAAGCTTATACAGATAATAAATTTGCTTCATTAGTACCTTATACAGGCGCTACAGGTGCAGTTGATTTGTCAACTAATAATTTAACATGCGGTGATTTAATTGTAAAAAAACCTAAAATAACAGTTGAGTTAGTAGATGCTCAAACAGTTAATTTTTACAATAGATATAACTTAACTATTGATTCAATTACCAATGTTTTAAATTCACCTACAATAACTATTCAAGATGATAATGTGGCTTATACATTAGGCAATACAATAGCATCAGGTTCTAAAATAACAATAACTGCATCAACTGCTTCGGTAGTTGTATTAAACGCAACAAGATTATAAAATGAATGAGATTTATATAAAAGCTACTGCTCCTGCATCAAGTCCATTAACAACTGCAAAGTTAATGAAGACAGGGCAAACAACATCTTACAGAACTGGCGATGACCCAAACTTAGGCACAGGTAGAGCAACTTCATTTAGTGTATTAGCAGCTAATAATCCATTCGGTAATACTAATAGATTTACTGATGAGTTGGGAGGTTCAACCTATACTAATAACATTGTAATTGATTGGTCAACTTATGATGGTTCAACTGTATTAGGATGGTATCGATTAAAGAGACCTGCAACAGGTAGTTATACTTGGAACCAAGCTATTGATAATGCTTTGACATTTACAATAGGAACTTTTACAAGTGGGTGGAAATTAGCAAACATGATGGAATATTTAAGTTTGGTTAATTGGGGTAATACACCTGCTAATAAGATTAACTATGCGCCTTTTAGTTTAGTAGGTGATTTTTGGAGTTCAACAACAGATGCTAATAATACCGCTAATGCTTTTTATTTAATCAATTCAACTACATTGCATGTATTTACCACAGGTAAAACTGCAGGAATTAGTTCACTATTCAATCGAGTATTCACAGTATCAGGAACAACTTTAACTTAATAATATGCCAACTTATAAATTTCCGGAATTTAATTTAGAAATAATTAATCCAACAGTTACAGTATTAACTGTACATGATAATATCATAACAAAAGAATGTAATACTGATATTCTATTAGTAACCGATTCTGCTTCATTTGGTATTAACTTTACAGGATATACTTATGTATCGGATTGGAATGATACTGATATAATTAATTGGGTAAATAATGAATTAATTAAATACGAAGTTTAAAAGTGTTAGGATATATTAAAACAAATAAAAATTAAAGAATTATGGATACTATTTCTAGCGGTTTAACAAGTGTTACAGATACTAAAGTGTTAATATGGTTAGTTATTACATTATTAGCTATACTAGCCTACGTTGGCAAATTAGGAGTTTCTCAACTACAAAGTATTGCTAAGTCTGTTAATAGAATGGAAAAAGATTTAGGTGTTTTAACCAATGATCATACTAACTTAAAGGAAGATGTTAAAGAAGTTAAGCAAAGAGTTTCAAGATTAGAAGATTTAAATTGAATATTGACTATAAAGAATTATTATCATTAAGGTATTATGGCAAACTAATACCTAATGAAGTATACTTTACTAGCAAGGGAGTTTTTAGGGCAATTAATAAAAACAGGTATACTGAATACTTGTTGCCAACAAATAACATAACAGGGTTAAATAAAAGCAGTGTAGGATTAAACAATGTAGATAATACATCTGATTTAAATAAACCAGTTTCTATAGCTACAGAAAAATTATTAACAGATAATTATTATCCATTAAGTAATCCTGAAGGTTATATTTCAGGAATAAACTCTAATGACGTTACAAGCGCTTTAGGATATACACCTGTTAAAAACGATTTAACTACAAACACTACATCTCCTTTATTAGGAGGTGGTGATTTAACAACAAATAGAACATTAAGTATTAGTCAATCTAATACATCAACTGATGGTTACCTTTCTTCTACAGATTGGAATACATTTAACAATAAATCTAAACAGCATTTTAATAATAGTACTGGTAATCAAGAAATTACAGCTGCTACAGTTACTTATTTAACTAATTCTGCTATATCTACAGCTAGCATAAAAGCTGGTACTGTTATTACATGGAATATATCAGTTACTAAAACTGCTGCAGGTGCAGATGCTCCAGAATGGACTGTAAGATTTGGTGAAAATTCAAGCACAACTGATGCAACTATTTTAACATTTACAGGTGCCGTACAAACAGCTGCTGTAGATGCAGGTATAATTACTATACAATGCATATTTAGAACTGTAGGTTCAGGAACATCTGCTGTATTAGTAGGTCATTATTCTTTAGTGCACCAATTAGATCAAGCAGGTTTATCAAATGGTAATGGTGGAGCATTTGCAACATCTGCTGGTTTTAACAGCACAACAGCCAATGCTTTTTTAGGTATTACAGTAAACTCAGGATCTTCTGCAGTATGGACTGTAAATCAAGTATTTGTTAAAATGGAAAACACTATATAATTTATAGTTTTTCTTGCTTATTTAAGTAAATAATGTTATATTATATATATGAAAGGTCAAAAGATAGTAGATATTGCTAAATTAGAAGTTGGTACTTGTGAAGAACCAAAAAATTCTAATAAACAGAAATATGGTGAATGGGCAAAATATAATGGTGTAGCATGGTGTGCATTATTTGTTAGTTGGTGTTATAATGAAGTAGGTTTACCTTTACCTAAAATAGGATTTAGATTTCCAGGATTTGCAGGTTGCCAATCAGGTTATGCATATTTTAGGGATAAGAAATGGATTACTAAAACCCCTAAGGCTGGAGATATAGTATTATTTGATTGGAATGGAGATGGTAGATATGACCATACAGGCATCTTTGTTAAAGACTTAGGCAATGGTAGTTTTCAAACAATTGAAGGTAACACAGCTCTTAATAATGACTCTAATGGTGGTGTAGTTATGATAAGAGAAAGGAAATATAGTGTTTCTATATTTATTCACCCACCAATACTAGATAAATAATATGTTGAAAAATTATTACAAAACAACTCCTAAGAAATGGAGAAAAATAGGTGATGCTTTATTAGCATCTGCAGCTATAGTAGGTGCAGGTGGTTTAATGGCATTTGATGATCTAAAAACAGTTTATAGTTCTAAGGAACTTAAAATAATTATAGGTATTACTTTATTTATAGGTATAACTGGTAAGTTTTTAACAAATTTTTTTAAAGATGAAGAAAAGTAAAATATTAATAATTGCAATACTATTACTATTAGTAAGCTGTATTACTGAAAAGAAACGTGCTAAGATATGTTCTGAATGTCCAGTATTAACTGAAGTTGTAACAATAATTGACTCTTCATGGAGTAAAACTATAACAGTACATGATACTGTTTATAAAACTATACAAGGCCCTTCAATAGTTATTCCTGGGCCATGTGATCAATTTTGTGATAGTACAGGTAAGTTAAAACCTTTCTATAAACAAACTAAGAAAAACGGCATTAAACAAACATTATATACTGATACTAAAAATAATACATTAGTTCAGAAATGTGATGTTGATAGTTTATTACAAGTTAATGAAAAGATTACAATTGAAAATAATAAGTTAAGAATTGAGAATAAAAAGGTAACTCTTGAACCTAAAATAATATACAAAGTTACTGCATGGCAATCATTTATAATTAAATCAGGTTACACAGCATGGATTGTTTTACTTACATTCTTAGGTTGGAGTATATTTAAAGTATATAATAAAATAGTATAAAATGGTAACAGCTAATAAGATAATATCTGATATAAGGAATATTGCAACTAGTGGTAGTAACCCTATTGATTTTCGTATAGAAGATGCTCAAATTCAATATTGGATTGATGAAGTAAGATCAATGCTTATTGCTCAATCATTAGAAAAGAAAGATGATATTAATGATAGTTGGATACTTCCAATAAACTGTTTAGATTTAATAGAAGTTGATAAATCTGAATGCTGTGAAGTAACTACTAATTGCAAAATATTAAGAACTCAACAGCAAGTTCCTAGTACTATTGATACTGTACATGATAATTCAATTGTAAGAGTTGAAGATATATCTGGTAATATATTATCTAAAAGTACTGCATTTGAAAGTAAATACAACAATTATAACAAATATACTACAGATAAAACTAAATGGTATTTAAAAAATAACTATATTTACATTATAAATTCTCAGTTTTTAAATAGAATAAATGTATATGGTTTATGGGAAACTCCATCAGATTTATCTAATTACGTAAGCTGCGATGGAAATACTTGCTATGATATTAATTCATTTTATCCTATAAGTTTAAAAATGGCTAGCGATATAACTAATATAGTTTTAAAAACTAAGATATATCCATTCATGAGTATGCCACAGGATAACACTAATGATTCTAGCAATACATTAGATAGATTACCAACAAAACAATAAATAAATGGGTTACACTAAGGATATAGGACTTAGAGATTTTTACAAATATTATAAAGAAACTGCTATAAAAAAGAATAGGAGTTATGTAGATTACAAAACTTATTCTAAAATTCTAAAAGAGTTTAATTTAGAAGTTAGGACTAAGATAATTTACAACAGTGAAACATTAACTTTACCTTTTAAATTAGGTAAGTTATTTATACATAAGTTTCAAAATACATTTACTGAGGATAATAAAAGGAATTGGAGGGTTAATTATAAGCTTAGTAAAGAACAGAATATGATTATATATCATGGTTCAATGTATGGTTATAAATGGAAATGGAGTAAAGTTCACTGCGGAGTAAAAGGTAAAAGATACTATAGTTTTAAACCTTGTAGAACTGCATCAAGATTAATAGCTGATGCTGTAAATAATAAACAATTAGATTTTTATAATTAATGGCAATAAATGGATATGTAAGTAGTAAGGCTGTAATGGCTAAACTATATAGGGATTTAGGTCTAACAACTGAGATTAATGAATCTCATGTAATTGAGTGGATTGCTGAAGCCTTAGAATTAATAGGTACGTTTTATCAGTATGATGAAATATCTACTAACTTACCTATCGTTGATGGTAAAGTTAAATTACCAGCTAATTTCTATAAGTTAATAACAATATCTTATATTAACGGAGTATTATCTTGGGCAAATGCTAGTCAAATTCCTGAATTTGGATGTGAAACTAATATATTGCCAAGATGCTGTACTGAAAATAAATTCTATATTAATAATAGTTATATTATAACTGATATAACTGAATCTCAAATAAGGCAACAAGATTACATTTGTATATCATATTTAGGTGTACCAGTTGATGATGAAGGTTATCCTTTAATACCAGATGATGTTCATTTCATGAAAGCCTGTTCATCATATGTAACATATATGATTGATTACAGAGATTGGCGTAAAGGAAATACTGCTGATAAAGTTATGCAAAAGTCTGAACAAGAATGGTTATGGTACGTAGCAGCTGCTAAAGGATCTGCAAATATGCCAAATCTTGCACAATTAAACAGCTTGAAGAATGTTATGGTTAGGTTGATACCTAGTCAAAACGCTTACACTACAAACTTTAGGAATATTAATAACGTAGAGAATTTAAAACGTCACTAATGGATAGTAATAATACTTTTCAAAACGGAATGAATTCTGATATATCTAAATTATATCAGGCTAAGGATCAGTACGTAAAAGCTTTAAATTTTAGACCTGTAACTGAATTAGGTAGTTCTAATGCATCCTTAGTAAATATTAAAGGGAATGAATGCCAAATAAGTTTTCCTGTAATAAGAAGTGTTTATAAGTTGGCTATAAGAAAGGAATATGATGTAGATAATAACTTCTTACCAGGAGTTGTTACAATTACTGTAAATGGAGAAACTACACCAAATATTCTTATTAATGAAAACACTAATATAAATTCTTTTGTTGGGTTAATAAGTTCTTTACCTAATTGTTATGGTACATCAACAGGAACTGCTGCATTTGCATTAGCATACAATTCTGATTACATTGTAATATATCAGCAACCTGAATACAAAGGATGCGGTGGAGATTTATCAACTGAACCAGTAGTTACTATTACTCAAGTAAGTGGAACTTCAGGAATAGATTATGTAGATGCTGATGGTAATTTAACAAGTGTTGCTAATACACCTTTTGTTCCAAGTGTAAGTTTATCAGATCCATTAGTAGTAATAGGATCTACTTTTATTAATGAAAATATTTACATATTTACATGTCACAAAACAAACACTAATAAAATAGGTCAAATATGGGAATTAGTTTATGATGAATTACTTAAAACTACTACAGTATATTTGCTGTACAACAACTATTTAAACTTTACAATAAATCATCCTATACCTACATCTGCTGCAATAGGCAGATATGAATTAAATAATTTACAACGTATTTATTGGACAGACTTTTATAATCCTGTAAGAACAGTGAATGTAAAAGATCCTAACTTAATGGCATTAAATGTTGATTTGACAAATTTACGTCCATTAACTAATATGTCAGTTCCGGTATTAAATGAAGTTATAGACAATGGCGCTGTTAATAATATATCAGATACTGCTACTTATCAATGCGCTTATAGGTTAACAAAGAATAATGGTGCTATAACAAACTATTCAAGTTTATCAAATATAATTGCACCTATTCCTCAAAAGACTTCAAACTTTACAAAGTTTTTAAATAACTTTAGTAGTATTGCAGCAACAGGTGTTCCTGGTGGAGTTAATAAAGCTCTTAGATTTGAAGTGCAAGGAGTTGACACAGATTATGATAATATAGAGTTTGTTATAATTACTAGAGATGTAGCAAATATAAATTTATTTTATGTTTACAAATTTGATACACAAGTAATAAATGGTAATTCAACTATATTAACTACATGGGTTAATGATCCTAATACTAATGAAGAAATTACTGTTGACGAATTGCTTATTGAAAATGTATTATTTAGTCACTGTAAAACTATTGAACAAAAAGATAATAGACTATTCTTTGGAAATGTTAGAAGTGATATAGATACAATACTTGACGCATACGATACTAGAACTTATAGGTTTATACAAAATCAAGATGATTTTGATGTTTTGCAATACGAAGGTGACACAGTTCCTCAACCTTATACTATATCAACTGTAAATGATTACGCAAATATACCACAAGATGCTGACCTTATACCTTTAATTAACTTAGGTATGAGTACTACTGAAGATCCTAACTTTGACTTCACAATGAAGTACAAAAGACTTAGTTCTGTTGTAGGTGGTTCAGGTCCTAATATAAGTTATTCATTTGGTAATTTATTATTAAGAGCTGATGCATTTCCTGAGTGGCCTGTAAATGGCACAAGTACTCAAGAGGGTACTGCAAGAGATAATCCTGGTAGTGGTCAGTTATATCCCAATGGTTATAGAAAAGCTGCAGGTTTATCAAATGGTTCATTTTTAGATCCTACATTTTTTAATGGAGCTCCTAATCAAAGATACAAGCAAAATAATAGTTTAAATACTATGGCTCTTGAATATCTATCAGGAGCATTTAGATCATATCAACATAATGAAATATATAGTTTTGGTATAGTGTTTAAATCACGTACTGGAGAAACTTCATTTGTTAAATGGATAGGAGATATTAAATTTCCTGACTATTCAGATACGGCTGATCCAGCATTACGTGATGAAACTGAACAAGGTGCACAATGTCCTGATTTTAGAAGCATGTTTTATGATACTACTACTTCAGATGAAAGTGCATATCTTGTAGTTCCTTATATTAACTTTGAAATTAACATACCTAAAGAAGTTTCTAATATTATATCTGGTTATGAAATAGTTAGATGTTTAAGAACTCAAGCTGACAGAACTATTAAATCTCATGGTTTAATTACACAAGTTGCTACAGGTGTAGCAGATAGTAATTATTATATGCCTTATAGTCATTATACTACTCCATCAGCTTTAAATTTAGATTCTTGTGATCCAATTGTGCTTCCTGCAAGTAATGGATATGCTAGTAAAGATTTAATATGCTATCACTCAATGGAGTCACTTGTAGATAATTCAAATGATGATTTTGAAGAAGATGATCAAATGATTTTAACTGAAGTTTATGAAAAAGTATTAGATAGTGCTATTAATCCAAGTCTTTTTAGTATAGCAAATCCTGCTGAAAAATATTACATAAAAAAATACTACAATTTACCTATATCTTCAGGTTATGGCTTTTTTTACAACACATCATATTTTGGAGCACCTTATATTCACACTATAAAAGAAGGTTTTTATGTAGCTCAAGGATCAAGCAGTCCAGCTTTATCATCAGTAGGTGGTGCTATTTATAATAATAGAGATCAGGATCCTAGTGGAGGATCAGGATGGTATTCAAATGGATCACCAACAGTTATTGTTGGATTAAAAGGATCTTCATTTAACTGGACTAATTATACATTTGCTGGAGTTTGCTCAACAGCAGCAGTACAAGGTAATTCTAAATTACTAGGTATACATTTTAAACCTCGTGTTTTAAAAACTCAATATGGCGGTAGAACCTATACAAGAAGAGCTAATAGAGAATATATACCTACTGGTGCATATTATCCTGTTGCTGAAAATGGAACTTATGAAATAAAAGTATTTGGCGGTGATGTATTTCATGGAATATTAGATGCTCAAAAATGTATTAAAAATTGGGGAGGAACTCAAGTAACTCCTCCTGAAAAACATTCACAAACTTGGTATTTCCCACACCAATCTTATAAAAATGTTGATTTAAGAGATGGACTGCATGTTAACTCTGATTTAGATAATGATTCAGGAAGTGCAGCTTCAGGATCAGATCAGTATATTTATGTTTCAAGTTTTTCATTTGAAAATACACTTAAAAAATATTACCCTAGACCTATATTCTTTAATTTAACAAATGAATGGAACAATAGGGTTTATTACTCTGAGGTTAAGATAAATGGTGAAACATCTGATAGTTGGACTAGTGTATTTGTAGATAATTACTATGATGTAGAAGGTAGTTATGGCCCTATAAATGCTTTACAAATACTTAAAAACAATATGTACTTTGTACAAGATAGAGCAATAGGATTGTTAATAGTTAACCCTTATGAAACTGTTACTACACAAAACTTACAATCTATTGGTATAGGTACAGGTGAAGTAATACAAAAACACGTATATTATTCTATAGACTCTGGTAGTAAACACCAATGGTCAGTTAATAGGTCAAATACACATATTACATTTGTTGACTCAAGGCATAAAAAGATATTCTTATTTGATGGCCAATCTGTTAGTCCTATAAGTGATACTAAAGGTAATAGGGGTTTTGTAAATAAAGTATTACATGATCATATACTAGTTAATGATAATCCTATAATAGGTAAAGGTATTTTAACAACTTATGATTACATTAATAATGAGTTTATTTACACATTTTTAAATACTTACGTAACTGATGAACCACCTAATTACAGTGAAAAATATACTATAGTTTACTCAGATTTAATAGGCGCATTTAGTTCATTCTATAGTTTTACCCCATACATTTATTTAAATAATCATAATAAACTATATAGCATTAATTCATATGATACAGGAGTTCGTAGTAAAATTTATTTGCACAATGTAGGAGATTATTGTAAGTTTTACGGCAATATTTATCCATCTACTTTAAAAGTTAATATTAATGAAAATCCAATATATACTAAAGTATTTGATAACCTATCTTGGATAAGTGAATCAATTAAGGATAATTTGCTATTTAAAGACGTTATAAACGATTATCTAGGAGATTCTGATGATATACCTTACCTTAACAATACAATCACTAAGATAAGAGCTTATAATGAATATCAGAATACTGACTGGGTAACATTAAGTACTACATTTCCTAATCCTACTTTAAGGAAATCTGAGCAAGGTTACAATATGCAATTACCTAGAAATAAGGTTAATTATGATACAAACAATATCAACACTAAATCTATATTTGATCCTACTATATTAACTAAAACATTGTTTGGTGATAGAATGAGAGATAAATACTTGGTTGTTGATATGGAGTACAATAACATACTGAATAACAGGTTTATACTACATAATCTTAAATCAACTTATCGCATTTCTGATAGATAACATTTGGTGTTATTATAACACCTTATGTTATATTATAAATTTGCACTTTATCAATAAAAACACTATATTAAATATATATATAACATAATAAATTATATACATGAAAAATAAAAAATCTTTAGTTAAAAAATATAAAAGTGGTGGCACTCAAATGCCATTCAAATTACCTGCTGTATATAATCCTTATTATGGAGTTTCTGAATATGGAGATGGTGGCAGAGTATGGAAAGATATAGGCGCTGGAGCGTATGGCGTAGGTGAAGGATTGCTTGACACCATGACAATGGGTGCAACTGATCAATTAACTGATATGGGTTATAAGGCTTTGCAAAAAGCTGGTAATTCTACTGAAGATGAAATAAGGCAACAAAATTCTATTGCTGGATATGGCAAAGCAGCAGGTGCTATTACAGGAGCTCTTACAGGATTAGCATCTCCTGAAGCTGCAATAGGTACTGCAGCACAAGGAATTGGTCAAGGTATATCATATGGTAGTGCAAGTGATCCTAATGCACAAATGGCTGGTAGCATGGTTACATCATTAGGTAAACTAGGATCTATGGCTGCAGGTCAAGGAATAGGTTCAGCAGGTGTACCCGGTGGTAGTAATGCAAATATGCTTACAATGATTAATCCTAACATGAATACAGGTGTACCTAATACTATGAGTCCACAACAAGCTGGCGTGTATGCTAGATATGGTGGAATGAAATATGCATTAGGTGGTGTTATTAAAACTCCTTATGATAATAAAATAGCTATTACAGATATTAGAATGTTTGGTAATGGTGGATTAAGTAGTGGTATGCAAAGAGTTTGGGATAATCCTAATAAAAAACCATTGTTTGTTAATTCATTACAAATGTTTAAAAATGGTGGTCAAATAGTTGCTGAACTAGAAGGTGGTGAAAACTACATTAAAGCTAGTGATGGTGGATTTGTACAATTACCTGACAGTGCTCCTTCTCATGAAGAAGGTGGTGTTAAATTAACTGAACAACAAATACCTAGTGGTAGTATAATATTTTCTGATAAATTAAAAGTACCTGGTACAGATATGTCATTTGCTGATGCAAATAAAAAAAATGATACTAGCAAATTAGATAAAAAATTTGATAAACTACCTATTAATGAAGCATCAATTAACGCTAAAAAAGAATTGAAAAAAGCTATGATGATTAACTCTCAAAACTTATTTGCTCAACAAGAATCTCTTAAACAGGAGAAAGTTAAAAATTATGCTAAAAGATTAGGTCTAGTACCTTCAAGAGATAATGAAAATACTGAACCTATGGGTTTGCCTGAAGGTAATGAGGGTGAATATGCAATGGCTAGAATGGGTGGTATGTATATGGCTGGTGGCCAAATGATGGTACCAACTGTAAATGATTATATGCGTGATGAAGATTACAATTCATTAACTTATGCTAATGGTGGTAAACTACCTGAAGGATTATTAAGATCTAGATTAGAAGCACATATGTCACCTAAAGAAGCAAGTAATTACATTGCTAATTATGCTAATGGTGGAATGATTAAACGTGCAGATGGTTCATATTCTCAAAGAGGATTATGGGATAATATAAGAGCTAATGCTGGTAGTGGTAAACAACCTACTAAAGAAATGCTTGAGCAAGAAGCTAAAATTAATGCTAAGTATGAAAAAGGTGGTATACATATTAACCCTGCAAATAAAGGTAAATTTACTGCAAGTGCTGAACGTGCAGGAATGGGTGTACAAGAGTTTGCAAGACACGTATTGGCTAACAGTGAAGATTATAGTTCTACACAAGTTAAACGTGCTAATTTTGCACGTAATGCTGCAGGTTGGAAACATGAAATGGGTGGTGTACAGCAATACAATATGGGTGGTAATACAGGTGAACCTATAAGTGAAGCAGATTATAAAGCTTTACAAAATATTAATAAAATACTTTATAACTCTAGTAAGTATAAAGAAAATTGGATGGATCCTAAGTTTACTAATGCTGTAGCTGAGTATTCTAGAATTACAGGT